AGATGCGTTTGACCATTTTAATATGGATGGAATAAAAGTAGCATACGATGAAAAATTTAATGTTAAAACTAAGAATGGCGGTTTTGAGCAAATGTTACATCCTTGCGACCCAAGTGGAAGTGCTGGGGATGTTATCAATTGCCGTTGTACGTTAGGCTATGAAGCCGTTCGAGGCGAAGATGGAAAGCCAAAAAGATTGCAAGATAACCCACCGAGAGGTGATATGGGGTTAGTGTGGAATCTAATAAATAACGTGGCTTTGATGCAAATTTCTAACTTAATAAGAGATTTGTTAGCAGATTAAAAAAAATTAATAACTTTGTTATATGAGTAAGATTGAAAACAAAAGCTACAATGATATGATTTTGGATATAGAGCCAGAATCAAGAACAGTAAAAGCGTGTTGGTCAAGGATTGGAAACGTAGATTTAGACAATGATATTATCGTTGCTGAAGCGTTTACCAAGACTATCAAAGAACGTGGACCAAAAGGCAAGAATATGATTTGGTCTTTAGTAGATCACAAAGCTGATATGGCACACACTTTGGGTAAGCCTAAAGAGTTATACATTGAAGGCGATATGCTTGTTGCGGTTACCGACTTAATAGAAACTGAATGTGGAGAAGACGCTATCAAGTTATATGAAGCTGGTTTAATCAATCAACACTCAATCGGTTTTAGTACGTTAAAGTCTGATGTAAATCAAAAGACTGGTGTGCGTACAATCACAGAGTTAAAACTATATGAAGGTTCTGCGGTTCTTTGGGGTGCTAATCCTGAAACTCCAACATTGGGTTTCAAGGGTGAGTTCAAAGAAACTAAAGAAAACTTATCAATGAGATTAGAAAACTTAATCAAGGCATTTAGAGGTGGTAGTTTCACAGACGACACCTTTGCTTTGATGGAGATTCAAATAAAACAAATACAAGCTGAATTATTGGCTTTGGAAATTACTGAAACAATCACTCAACCCGAGCCATCAGTTGAGCCGACACCAGTGGTAGAAGAAAAGAATAATGAAGAAGTATTAAAGGCAATTAAACAATTTAACAATCTATTTAAAAAGTAAAAATGGAAAATTTAATCAATGAAATGGCTGAGAACCTTAAAGGTTTCCAAGCTAATGCAGAAGCTCAAATTAAAGAGGTATCTGCTCAAGTAACTGTTGTAAAAGACGAGTTACAAAAACAAATTGACTCTCAATTAGCTTCACAAAAGAAAGCAGCTAAGAAAGAAGTTAAGTTTATGGATGAAGTTATTATGGAGAAATTAGATGGTAACTTTGACGCAATGGAGAAGTCTTTGAAGACTAATGGTAAATTCCGTTTGGATTTATCTGATGTTAAGACAATGACTTTAAGTGGTAACTTAACTGGTGATTCTCAAGCGTCTTACGCTCCGAACCCAGCTATCCAACCAGCACAAAGTTTAAACTTCCGTGATTTGATCCCTACTGTTAGAAGCGAAACTGGATTGTATGTTTACTATCGTGAGAACGCTGGTTTAACTAACAACATCGCTGCTCAAACTGAAGGTTCTGATAAAGGCGAGAACAACTACTCTTTGACTGAAGTTAAAGTTGTAAATGACTACCTTGCTGGTTTCTCTACTTTCTCTAAGCAAATGTTGAAGTCATTACCTTTCTTGACTCAAACTTTACCAAGAATGTTACAAAGAGATTTCTTCAAGGCTGAGAACGCTGCGTTCTTCTCTACTGTATCTGGTGCTGCAACAGGTTCAACTACAACTGCTGAAACTAACGATTTGTTACAATTAGTAGACTACATCGCTAACCAAAAGACTGCGAACTTTGTTCCTTCTTATGCTTTAGTATCTCAAACGCAAATGGGTCGCTTATTGAAAGCAACTATCGCTGCTGGTTACTATGCTGGTGCTGGTAGTGTTGTTGTAAACCCTAATGGTGGTATCACAATCTGGGGTGTTCCAGTTGTATCTGCATCTTGGGTAACTGATGACAAAGTATTGATCTTTGACAATAGCTACTTAGAAAGAGTTGAAGTTGAAGGTTTAGCTATCGAGTTCTCTTATGAGAATGGAGATAACTTCCAAAAGAACTTGGTAACTGCTCGTATTGAGTGTTACGAAGACATCAACTTAATGTTGACTACATCTGCAATCTTTGCTGATATGGGTAACGTAGGTTAATTCTAAGGATTAGTAAATAATAACCCCTGCCAATTCGGTGGGGGTTTTTTATTGGAATAAATTAAGTAATTTTGTAAAAAAAGGATATGTCTTATTCTAATTATATAAATGACTTTAGTGCCGTTCCTATCGCACCAATAGTAGAGCCAGTTACTTTAGCAGAAGCAAAATTGTATTGCCGTGTTACAACAACCGCTGAAGATACTTTGATTACGTTAATGATTACACAAGCAAGAGAAGCTATTGAAGTGGCAACAGGATTGAGTTTAATACCAAAAGACATTACTACATATTTTAACAATGTGAGTGGCAATTTTGATATTCCATTCGGACCAATTGACATTGATACGTTTGAGTTATTTGATATGGAGCAAAACGGAATAGAGGTTACAACACCTAACTTACAATTGATAGGTAATGAGTTCCCTAAATTAGTTTCTCCAAGATATGCCAATTTAAAGGCTACTTATGAGGCTGGTTACACAACTATCCCTAAAGACCTTAAGTTAGCTATATTAGACCAAATAAGCTATGATTACGAGAATAGAGGATTAGATAGTGATTCAGGTATTTGTGAGAAGTCTTGGAAAGCGTGTCAAAGATGGACAAGAATATCCCCAATTTTATAATATGAAGTTAGGAAAAGCGAAAGCAAACTACGTTGATGCCAACACGATGACTCGTGAGGTTGGAATATATGCTCCAACAAGGACAAGTGATGGTCAAGGTGGGTTTACTACTACATTTGCCCTACAAAGCACAGTTTGGGGTGATTTAAGACCAGATAATCAGGTTCGTGAGATAGATCAGTCAGAATTACAATTTGACCAAAGAAACAGGCTTTATATTCGTTTTGGGGTTACTATATTAGATTCCTACGAAGTAGAGATTGAAGGCGATAGATACACAATACATTCCATTAAGAACGTAGAGAACCAAAATAGGTTCTTGGAGTTAATAATTTACAAGTAATGCCAAGTTTTACTTTTGACATAAGTAATTTATCAGACGTTCTTAAGAAACTTCAAACTTTAGATGTTAAGGTTCAGCAAGATGTAAAGGATGAAATAAGTGCATCTGCTTTAAATATACAATCAGGAGCAAAGAGATTAGCACCTGTAAACTTTGGTCAATTAAGAAATAGCATTTACTTAAAAGAGCAAAATGTTGATAATGGGTATGTTTTTACTGTTGGTTCAAATGCTTCTTATGCACCATATGTAGAATTTGGAACAGGTGGTAAAGTAAGCATACCTGCTGGATTTGAGGAATTAGCAAGTGGTTTTAAAGGCAAAAAGGCTGGCACTTTTAAAGATATGGTTCAGGCTTTGACATTATGGGTAAGAAGAAAAGGTATTGGTGGAGGTAATGATAAGTCAATAGCTTATGCAATAGCTATAAGCATACTAAAAAAAGGAATGCGACCGCAACCATTTTTAATACCAGCTTTTGAAACAGAAAAGCCAAAGATGATAAGTAACATAAAAAAAGCAATTGAAAATGTTAAATCCTAATATTGAGATAAAGAAATGGTTTTATACCAACTTGACAAGTTCGAGTGGGTTGGTTGTTTATGATGGTTTTGCTCCAGAGGGTGCAGGAAATGAGTACATTGTTATGACTGGTAGAACATCAAGTCAAGAACAAGGTAAAACAGGTTATACAAATAGTATTAGCATCACAGTTGATATTATTACAAAAAATGCTAACTTTGGTTATAAACGTGCTGAAGCTATAAGCGATTTGATTTTAGAAGACATAAACTCTGATTCAGTTATTACCCTATCAAATGGGTTTACTGCATCAAGTTTAAGTGTAGAAAGTATAAGGAATTTAGATGGCTTAAACCCTTTAGATAACGTTTTTAGAGTATTAATAACATATAACATAACAATAACTCAAAATTAAAATTAAATAAAATGGCAGAAACAAAAGTAGGCGCAAGAGATTATATCCTCTTAGCTGACATTAACAATGATGGAACATACAAGCCTGTTGCTTGTTTGACTACCAACTCTTTGACATCAACTTTAGGAACAATTGATGCAACTTCTAAATGTGGAGACCAATACACTCCAAGTCCTTCATTCAATCAATCTTTTGAGTGTGAAGGTTTTGCGATTGATGAAACAGGTACTCCATCTAAAGATAGCTACCAACAATTGTATGATGCTCACGCTGCAAAGACTTTATTTGCAATTAAGATGGGTAAAGCAGTTCCAACAGCTGGAGATGTTTATTATGGCGGAACTCCTACAAGTTTAGTTTTTATTAGCAACTTTAATGTTAACGCTGCTGATAAAGATGATGTTAAATTTACTGCAACTTTCGTAGTAAGCGTACCTCCTATTGCACAAACAGAGCAATCATAATAAATAAAAAACTATGTTCGAATTAAAGACTAACAACAACACAATCCACCTAAAGTGGGGTACTTGGGCAATGCGTGAGTTTACTAAACAAAACAATATCGGTATTGATGAGTACTTTAAAGTTCTTTCAACGGCTCAAACAAGTTTGGATGTAATAGTTCAACTTGTTTACATTGGTTACAAATCCGCTTGTGTAAGTAAAAAACAAGAGATTGCGTACACAATTGATGATGCTTGTGAATGGATAGATGAAGTTGGTTCTATTTTTAGCGAAGAAGGTCAAATAATTGACTATATAAAATATATCGTTGAAAATACAGTCAACACCATTTCAGGGGTAAAAAAGGAAGAAGAAAAAAAAAAGCCTAACAAAGCTAAGCTGGGATGATATCTTAGTTAAAGCTGCGGAGTGCGGAATAAGACCAAATGAATTTTGGGATATGACTTGGAAGGACTTTTCCATTATCGTTTTAGGTAAGGAAAGAAACGAGTTAAACGAATGGGCAAGGACTAGAAACCTTGCCTATATTGTATATCTAAGTTCCACAAGCGAAAAAACTCCTAAAAGTATGAAGGCTTTTTGGAGTATTCCAGATTTGGATGAGGCAGATATTAACGAGGAAAGAGTGATGATAACTGATGAACAACTGGCAAGAACACTTAAATTGTACGGAGTAAATTAATAAAGATGGCAGCAGAACTTTTAGATATACAAATTAATATTGGCGCTAAGACTGAAGATTTAGGTGCTGAGATACAAAAAGCCGAAAATTTACTCAAGAAATTACAAAGCGCATTAAAGAGATCAACTGATGTTGGCGAAATACAAAAGTTAAATACAAAAATAAGTAGTGTTGAAGGTGCTATTGGTACATTAAGTTCAAGAATGAATGGAGTTAGTAGACCAACTAACGATGCAACAAATGCTTTATCAAACTTATCAAGAGTTGCACAGGATGCTCCTTATGGATTTATAGGTATTGCAAATAACTTAAATCCTTTATTAGAATCGTTCCAAAGGTTATCAAAAGAAAGTGGAAGTTCAACACAGGCATTGAAATCAATGGCTGCTGGATTAGTAGGACCAGCTGGTATTGGTCTTGCATTAGGTGTTGTATCTTCTTTAGCAGTTACATTTAGTGATGAAATATCTGCATTCTTTAAAGGACCAACTGAAAAGTTAAAAACTTTTAGAGAAGAACTTAATAAGTTAAATCAAGATATTTATAAAATAGTTGGAGAGGCTCAATCAAATAGAACTATTGGATTAAATTTAGTTAATATTATTGCTGGTGGTGATACAAAAAAACAAGAAGAAGCACTTAAAAGACTAAAGGCTTTATATTCTGATAATAAAGCTATAAAGGATGCAACAATACAAACAGATCAAGCATATTTAATACATTTAGTTAATGTAGCCGCAATACAAGAAGATGTTGCTAATAAAGAAAAGAATACACAACAAGTTTTAAGTGCTGCATACGCTGAACGTGCAAAAATATTAGCAGAACAAAAAAATCAAATAGGTGTTTTAAAGCCTATTATTACTGAAAGTACAGGTATTGGAGATTTTGGTGGAAAAGTTATATCTGTTGAAAGTCAAAAAGCTGCACTTATAAATAAAAATAAACCATTATTAGATACATTAGATGGTATTATTGCAAGTGCTAAAGCTAAAAACTTAGAGTTAAATAATACTTTATCAGGTATTGAAACAACAGATGGTAAAGGTGGTGATAAAAAAGATAAAAAAGACCCTTTTGCTGAACTTACTAAGGATTTTGATAAATCTTTAAAAGCACAAGATATTTTAAGAACTAAAGGAATAATAGATCAACAAACATACTTAGATAATGTTTATAAGATTTATGAAGATTATATAAAAAAATTAGCAGAATTAGATACTACACAAGCTACAAATAAGATTGAAAACTTATTGCCTAAGTTTGATAAAATGACTTTAGAAAAAAATGCTAAAGAAATTAAAGATGGCATTAATAAAGGTTTAGCTACTTTTCAAGCATCAGCGTTAGAAGAACCGCCAAAAGATACTGCTATTGAAGATGCTAAAAAACAACACGAAGATTATCTTAAATGGTTAACAGGATGGACTAAATGGAAAGAAAAGTTAGCAGAAAAGAATATTGATAATGAAAAAAAGAAATTAGAAGAATTACAAAAAAGCCAAGAGAACTTTGCTAATACAATTTCACAAACAGTTACAGGTGCTTTATTTGGTATGTTTGATGCAATGCAGCAAGGATTATCAATTGGAGATGCATTAGGACAAATGTTTGGCAGGTTAGCAAGAAGTATAGCAGAATCATTAATACAAGCTGCTGCATTTGCTGGTGTTATGTCAATAGTTAGTGGAGGTGCATCTAATGTTGCAGGAGGTGGTCTTTCATTTTTTGGTGCATTTAAAAAAGTGTTAGGTTTAGCAGATGGCGGAATTGCAACTGGTCCAACATTTGCTATGATTGGAGAGGGAAGCGAAAGCGAGGCGGTTTTACCATTAAGCAAACTTGGGAATATAATGCAATCTTCATTTAATGCTGGTTCAATGAATAGCACAAGTGTAGGTCAAAATGGTCAATTTGTATTGCGTGGACAAGATTTAGTATTAGCAATGCAGCGTTCAAATTCTGCTTTAAATCTAAGGAGAGGTATATAATTATGGCATATAATTTAAAATACAGAGTAACAAGTGCAACTCAAAGTGATACCATTTCAGTAGTTGAAATGTATATTGATGAAGCGGTTGCAAGTGTAATAGATTATGATGGAGTAAGTGTTCAGTTACAATATATCCCAAGATCAGATGATATTTACGAGCCAATTTATGCGAGTCAATTATCTGTTGTTATGGATGTAACGGATAACCCAAATAATTTACCAAACTTTGTAAGTCTAAACGATAGAAAGTATTTAGTAAAATTAAAGATTGACGGAGTATATAAGTGGACAGGATGGGCTTTGAGTGATAATGTTCAATACTCATTTACAACAGGCAGAAAGGAATTATCTTTTGATGCTATTGATGGATTGGGGTTATTAGATTATTTCCCTTATCCTTTTGTTGATACTGCTACTGTTACGAGTATTTCTCCTGTTAAAATATTAGATTTTATTGTTAATTGTTTAAGTCAAATAGGATTTGATAGTGGTTTAAATATATATACAGTTTGCTCTTACTATTCTCAATATATGAGTAATAGAAATTCAGGAATAGCTAATGAGCCATTTAATCAAGGTTTCTTAAGACCTAATTATTTCTTAAATAATGATGGAACTTATCAAACATCTTTAGAGGTATTAACTAAAATAGCAAAGTCTTTTGGATGTAGAATATATCAAGCAAATAACAAATGGAATATTGTTGCTATTAATGAGATGGCTTCAAATAGTTATTTTTATACAGAGTATTTAGCAAATGGTACATATTCAACTGCTGGAGTAGCTTCAATAGTTTCAACAGTTGAAGCATTTACAGGAAACACAAGTGGTTTATATTTTGTAGATAACTCACAAATTAAGATATTTAAAAAAGGATATAACAATTTCGTACAAAATTATCAGTTACAATACTCTCCTAATTATGTAGTTAATGGTAATTTAAAAACTCTATTTGCAGGATTCCCTTTACAGTGGGATAGTTTTACAAATGGAACAGGTGGAAGTATAACGCTAATAACAAAAACAAACGAATCAAGCAATCAATTCCAATTGATTACAGGTTCATCAGGTGGAGGTGTATCAGGTTTTACTTATGTATCTGCTGCAAGTATGGCTGGGATAAAAAATGATACAGTTGACCTTTCAATCACATATTTTAATCAAGAATTAGGTAAAAAAAGAGGTAGATTAAAACTGCAAATAACTGCATCAGGAGTTGGCGCACCAAGTTATTATTATAACAAAGACAAAGTATGGCAAGATGCAACAGTTGCTCCATTTGGTAATTATTATTTAGTTGATGAAGCTGCTGAAAATAATATAAACAATTTTACTCTTACTACTAATGCTTTACCTATTAGTGGAACATTGACATACGCATTGGAATTATTTGATGCTCCAAATTGTTGTACTACTGTAACAGTTGCAGATTTTAATTTAACTTTTAATTCTCCAATATCAGATATTAGAACTACATCTATATTGACTGCCGATAACCAATATACTTTAGAATTAGATTTACCTTTTGGCTATCCTGTATATACAGGTGATGGAGTAGATAGATACCCTTTTAATTTAGCATTAGGGAATATTTTGGTATTATACAATACTATGTATGTGGCTTCTTCAGGTTGGTATAAATTTAATCGTGTTGGCATATTTCAAGGTTTATCTCAATTAATAATGAAAGAGTACATAAACGCTTATAGGAGAAACTTGGTAAACATTGATTCTAATATGTTTGGTGTGGAAAACGAGGAAGGTACATTTTCAGGTGGGTCAATAATTAAGTTTGATGATACTGACCCTGCTCAAATAAACGTATCTGAAAAATTCTATATGACTGGAAATATGACTATTGACATAGTTAAAGGGGAAATACAATCAACAGTTTTAGATATATCTAATGTGGCAATAGAAAGTACTATTACAACTATTTACACAGTAAATGGAATTAATTATAATTAATGGTTAAATTTGTAATATGGCAGCAGTAATTGGAAATAACGTAATGCTTTATTGGCATAGAACAGATGTAGATCCTGAAGTAGATGTTGCATTTGCTTGTAGTACAAATTGTACTTTTAATGTAAACGTAGAGCAGAAAGAGGTAACAAGCCAATCAAGTGCTTGGTTTAGAGAATATAAGAACGATGTAGCTACTTGGAGTGTAACTTGTGATGGGTTAATTACTTTAAGTGGTTTTTCTTATTTGTTTATGTTAGAAAAGCAGTTATCAAGAACCCCAATAGAGATTAAGTTTGTGGTAGATAATGGAGTTGATGGTTTAACTATTATTAACGGAATTTGTAATATAACAAGTTTATCAATAAACGCACCTCAAAAGGATGTGGCTACTTACAACATTAGCTTACAAGGTAGCGGAGCGTATAATACAACAGGAACAGAGGTAGACCCAAGCGGTGTGATTATCGTAGGTGCAAACCCTGTTAAGACAAAAGGTTACACGGCAAGTGGTGGCGAAACTTCAATTACATTTGCGGACACAATCGGTTATGCTTGTCTTTACGTTTCAAGAGGTGGTGTGGATGCGCAAAACATTTTAACAACAGGAGTTCCAACTGGGGATGATGTTAAGTTTGTGAGTGCGACAGGGGTTCTTACTTTTGGTAGAGCATTAGCAGCTGGGGAATATATTAGAGGATTATTTCAATAAAATATTATGAGTCAATTACAAGTAACAGGCGAAGCAAAGATTAGGGATATACAAGGTCCAGTAGTGGCTAATGATGGTGTTATAACCGCTTTAGATGGTGCTGCTTCTCAATATGTACGAGGAGATGGTACGTTAGCTGACTTTCCAACATCAAGTGGTGGTGGTAGTTCGGTTTCTTACTATCTTAATTCAAGTGTTTCACAAGGTACGATAGGTGGGGTAGCTTATAGAGAGTTAAGTAAAGAACCAATCATAGGTGCTGGAACTGATATTGCTATTTCAACAACAGGATATGTAGCGAGTTATTTAACTGATGCTAATGACCCTGATGTATTATCAATACCTGGCGGTAACTTTAATTGTGAGTTTTATTTTAGTGTAAATAACAATACAGGAAATCCTTTTTTCTATGCAGAACTTTATAAATACGATGGAATAACTTTTACCTTATTAGGTAGTAGCGTTGGAGTTCCAGAGTATATTAATCAAGGAACTACAATAGCACCTTATTATTTTGCTATTCCTGTGGCTACTGCTGCTTTAGCTTTAACTGATAGATTGGCAATTAGAATCTATGTAAACGTTGATGGTAGAACAGTTACTTTACATACCGAAAACGGACATTTGTGTCAAGTAGTAACTACATTGTCTAAGGGGATGGTTTCTTTAAATAACTTAACAGATCAATCACAATTTATAACCACAGGAACAAGCGGGACAAACTTCGCTATTGTTTCAAGTGGAGATACACATACTTTTAACCTACCTGTGGCTTCGGCTACAAATACAGGTAAGTTAAGTTCAACTGATTGGAGTACCTTTAATAACAAGCAGAACGCTTTAACAAACCCAATCACAGGAACAGGATCAAGTGGGAATGTAGCATACTTTGATAGTACATCAAGTATTACAAGTGAAAACTCGTTTAACTATGATGCCTCTACAAATAGACTTGGAGTTAATACAACTGTACCTAATGCAACAATTGGAGCAAATGAAAATACTGATAGTGGATATTCTTTGTTACTTAAAAATGGTAATTCAAACTACAATGGTATTGGATTTGCAACAAGTTCAACATATGGTAATGTAATTGGTACTGAAAAGATAGGAACTGCACCAGCAAGGAACTTAACCTTGTTAAATCAAAGTGGTTATATTTCTATAACAGAAGCAGGTACTTTAGGAGTAAATATCTTAAACCCAAATGCTGGAGTAGATATTTATAGTTCAACTACAAGTTCTTTATGTTTACATACTGCTAACTCTGGAGTTACATCAACGGATGGTCTTAGATTATCTTTATTTAGCAATAGCAATGGGGTTTTAAGAAACAATGAAGGCTCATTGAGTATGTCATCGGAAGGTGATTTTTATTTAGTTACTTTAGGTGCTGAAAATATAAGAGTAAATAGCGCAAACGGATTTGTAGGAATTGGTAACCCAAGTACATTGCCTTCTTTATTGACTGTAAACGGAGGTGCAACAATAACAGGATTAACAACAGGTCAAATAATATTCCCTACAAGTGGTGGTACTTTAAGTGGTTCAAGTAGTTTATTTTGGGATAATACTAATGTAAAATTAGGTATTGGAACTACAACATTAAGTACTGCAAGGGTAACTATAACAAGTGTAAACGAGGCAGAGCATTTACATTTAGTAGGTAATGTTCCTGCTTTAACTTTTACTAATGCTTTAAGTTTTACTTATTATGCTGGTATAGGAATGGCTACTGCTTCTAATAACTTTGTTACAGGGTCAGTTCAAGGAGATTTGGCTTTAGGTGCTTTTAATACAAGTAGTATATTATTTTATAATAATAATACTAACACTATGAGGCTGCGACTTGATGGTTCAGGAGCAGCAATATTCTCTGGTAGTGTAACCGCAAGAGGTCCAAAATCACAAATTGTGGTTGATGGTAATTCTGTTGGTGCTGGTATATCATTAACTAATACAATAGTTGGTAGCGATAGAAGAAACTGGGGAATATTTACTGAAGAAAACGTAGCTGGAGATTTTGTAATTAAATGTTCTACTGCTTCAGGTGGTAGTGCTTCAAGTGGTAATACAAGACTTGCTATTTTAAATAATGGCAACGTTGGAATCGGAACGAGTAGTCCATCTTATGCATTAGACATATATAAATCAGGCGGTGCATTAAGAATTTACGATACTTCTAACCCTTCTGCTTTAGCAACATACTCAAAAGATTTAGGTGCAATTATAACATCATATTATAGTGCATCGGGTAGTCCATTTACAAGAACTATGGATATTGTGTCAAATGCTGATGCAGGAGCAGAAAGTCAAATGAGATTTTTAACTGCTACATCTGGAGGTAATCCTGCAGTTGCACTTACAATAACATCCACTGGTGCTGCTACGTTCTCAAGTAGTGTAACGGCTGCTAATTTAAGAATAGGAAATGGTAGTGTGTCTACTCCATCTTATTCATTTACAAATTCTACAAATACTGGGTTTTATTTAACAGATGATGGGTTTGGTCCTTATGTAAATTTGGCAATGAGCGGCTCTAATGCAGTTACTATTAAATATAATGGTAACGTTGGAATCGGAACGAGTAGTCCTGCAGCTAAATTACATATAGCAGGTGATTATGCACTTATGACTACTACTGGTTCTAACTTAAACTGGGAATTAACAAACGGAACTATTAAATCAATATATGGTGTTTCTGCAACAGAAACAAGTGCATTTTTTGGTTCACAAACTGACCATCCTTTAGTATTAAGAACTAACAATACCGAACGAATGAGACTCACAACGGGGGGTCAATTGCAAATAAAACAAGCTGCTAATGCTTATGGAGATGGTTTAAGAATATTTAATACTATTTCAAATAATTGGACTTTTGTAAATGGAGGGGATAGCAATTTATACTTTGGTTATAATTCATCTGATAGAGGTCAATTTAATAATGCAACAGGTGTTTATACACCATTATCAGATATAAATAAAAAGAAGGACTTTGAACTATCTACAATTGGATTAAATGCAATTTTAGGATTGAAGCCTACTTTATACAGAATGATTAATGAAGATAATACTGAA